CGGAGGACGTAATAAAAGAAAATTACGAAATAATGCAACTATCGTCACCACAAATGTCCATACAATCAAAAAATCGAGTTGATGAAACTTTTGAGGAGTTTAGCCCCCAATATAATCAAACAGAGATGAGAAAACTAATGATTAAAGATGGTGTTTTGACGGTGAACATGCAAAATTTAGAACAAAAATTTAACGATATTATTAATTCATTCTCTAAGTAGAATATACCGTAAAAGAAAAAAACAACAAGAAGAGGGACAATGGAACATCAGGTAAGTTTTTCAAAATTTGGAAAGTCGTTTCAAGAGGATTTGTGTCATTTGGTTTTAAATGACAGACCTTTTGCAGATCAAATGTTTGAGGTTCTCGACTTGAACTTTTTAGAATTAAAGCACTTGAGAGTTTTCGTTGCAAAAATAAGAGATTATAGGAAAAAATATGGAGTCCACCCCACATCTAATATTATGCATTCCATCATACGAACAGGTTTGGATGCAGAACCAGACTCAGTCAAACTTCGTATCCGCGAGTACTATGCAAGGGTTTTGGCGAAGGGTCATGTGCCAAACTCCTCGGAATACATTAAAGACACGGCGCTAGATTTCTGCAAAAAGCAGAAACTTAAGGAAGCCTTGATTAAGTCTGTGGATCTTATAAAATCTTCCTCGTTTGATGAAGTGTCAAAAATTATCGATGGCGCCCTAAAGCTGGGATCAGACAACTCTTTTGGTTATGAATATCTAGCGGATTTTGAAAAAAGATTCCAAAAGAAGTCCAGAGCCCCAGTCACGACAGGGTGGGATCAAATCGACGAAATCGCGAAAGGAGGGTTAGGTAAAGGTGAGTTGGGAGTTGTTGTTGCCCCTACTGGTGCTGGCAAGTCTATGGTTTTGGTACATTTGGGCGCTCAAGCGCTTAAGCAAGGTAAAAATGTTTTACATTATACTTTGGAGCTTGCTGACACTGTCGTCGCAGGTCGTTACGACTCTGCTATTACTGGTGTGGAGCTTAAAAATTTAGCAGTCTTTAAAGAGAAAATTTACGATGAGATAAAAGACTTATCAGGAAAACTAATTGTAAAAGAGTACCCGACAAGGTCAGCTTCAATTAACACAATTAAGAATCATATTGATAAGTTACGAAGAAGGGATTTTGTTCCCGATATGATTATTGTGGATTATGGTGACTTAATTAAGCCGGAATCTTCAAAAAGAGACGAAAAAAGACACCAGCTTGAAACTATTTATGAAGAGTTGAGGGGTCTTGCTCAAGAAGCAGAATGCCCACTTTGGACCGCATCACAGACCAATCGATCGGGTCTGAATGCAGAAGTCATAACAATGGAGTCTATTTCGGAAGCTTTCAATAAATGTTTTGTCGCAGACTTTATCTTTACAGTCTCCAGAACAATAGAAGATAAGAATACTAATCAGGGACGAATCTTCATTGCTAAGAACAGAAATGGTCCGGATGGAATAGTTTATCCTATTTTTATGGACACTAGTAACGTGAAAATAAAAGTTTTAAATAAGACTAATGAGTCGATAAGCGATATAATGGAAAAGTCATCGCAAGAACGTCTTGCCAGTTTGAAGAAAAAGTACGAAAATTATAAAAAACAGAACAACGGAGGAAAGTAGAGTGGAGTTATCAAATCAGATTTTGTCAGAAATCACGGTACACATGAAGTATGCCAGGTACCTAGAAAGTGAAAAGCGAAGAGAGACTTGGCATGAGCTTGTTTCTAGAAACATGAAAATGCATATAAAAAAGTTTCCTGAATTAGAAATTCAGATTACAAGGGCATACAAGCACGTGTTCGACAAAAAGGTCCTTCCATCTATGCGCTCAATGCAGTTCGGCGGTAAGCCTATAGAGGTTGCCCCCAACAGAATCTTTAATTGTGCATTCATGCCCCTGGACGATTGGAGGTCATTTTCTGAAGCCATGTTTCTACTATTAGGCGGAACTGGTGTCGGTTTTAGCGTACAAAGACATCACGTTGAAAAACTCCCCGAGATTAGGAAGCCAAACCCAAAGAGAACTAAAAGATTTTTAATCGCAGATTCCATCGAAGGTTGGGCGGACGCAGTTAAAGCCCTTTTCAGGTCGTATTTTTATGGAGGATATAGGCTTAGATTTGATTATTCGGACATCAGAGCAAAAGGATCACAGTTGATAACTTCAGGAGGTAAAGCCCCCGGACCACAGCCCCTAAGAGAGTGTCTAGTTAAATTGGAAGGCATGCTGTCCCAGAAAGACGAAGGAGAGAGGCTTAGGACAATTGAAGTTCATGACATGGTGTGCCATATCGCTGACGCTGTCCTCGCAGGAGGAATCCGTCGTGCCGCCCTAATTTCTTTGTTTTCGGCTGACGACCAGGAGATGCTCGCTGCAAAAACTGGAAACTGGTGGGAAACTAATCCCCAAAGAGGCAGAGCAAATAATTCTGTTGTTCTCTTGCGCCACAAGATTGACCAGCCATATTTTATGAACCTCTGGAGCCGAGTTAAAGCATCAGGCGCCGGCGAACCAGGATTTTATTTTTCAAACGATAAGGATTGGGGAACAAACCCCTGTTGCGAAATCGGATTGAGACCATATCAATTCTGTAACCTTACAGAGGTCAATGTCTCGAACGTTGAAAATCAAAAAGATTTAGAAGAAAGAGTGCAAGCTGCCGCATTTATTGGCACCTTGCAAGCAAGCTATACAGACTTCCACTATCTCCGAGACGTGTGGAAAAGAACAACAGAGAAGGATGCTCTCATTGGAGTCAGTATGACCGGCATTGCTTCTGGGAAAGTACTTGATTTGGACATGCATGCTGCAGCTTCTTGGGTTAAGTTGGAAAATGAAAGAGTTGCAGAACTTATCGGCATTAACAAGGCTGCCCGAACGACTTGTGTGAAACCCGCGGGAACTACAAGTTTGACGTTGGGCACTTCCTCCGGCATTCACGCGTGGCATTCTGAATATTATATTCGCCGAATCCGAGTAGGAAAGACAGAACCAATTTACGCTTACCTGCTTCAGAATCATCCAGAGTTGGTTGAAGATGAATATTTCAGCCCACATGACACTGCAGTCATATCAGTCCCCCAGAAAGCACCCGAAGGCGCGATTACGAGAACTGAATCAGCGCTGCAGCTTCTTAAGAGGGTCAAACAAGTGACGGACTCATGGGTAAAGCCCGGATATAGAAAAGGTCAGAACACTCACAACATTTCAGCAACAATATCTATCAAAGATGCCGAATGGGTAGATGTCGGTGAATGGATGTGGGAGAACAGAAATTTTTATAATGGTCTTTCAGTTTTACCATACGATGGAGGCACTTATACCCAGGCTCCCTTTGAAGACTGCTCAAAGGAGACGTACGAAGCAATGATGAAATCCCTAACAAATATCGATCTCTCAAATGTGAGAGAAGACGAAGACAATACAGACTTGCAGGGAGAAGTAGCTTGTGCCGGCGGCGTATGTGAAGTAAAATATGTATAAAACGCTTGACATCGACTCAAAAAAGGTTTAAGATACTAAAAGGTACAATAAGAAAGGAAATAATAATGAACCTCAACAAAGAAGATCAAATTTTAACCACAGAAGAACATCTCTCTAATTTTGTAAAGGAGTTTTCTGCAATTGAAGACGCTATGGAACCATTCAAGGAACAGAGACGAGATTTGAGAGAATCATATTCTGATAACGGGTGGCTCTCAAAGGAAGAAATGAGACTAGCCGTAAAGGCATACCGACTAGTAAAGTCTGACACAGATATGGAACAACTAACAGAATACTTTAACAAGCTTAAAAAGACAGTAAGGATGGTGAGTCATGTCTAGTGTTCTTTCCCAGGTCCTAAAGCCTGTTAATCGCCACCTGACAATTGTTCCGCACCTTCACCAGAAGGAGCAGAGTTCCACGGTTCTCCTACCAGAAGATTATGAACAAGAAGAAGATAGATATATTGTGGCTACCGTCCTAGACGTCGCCGCAGATTGTTCTAAGGAACTTAGGGCTTTGAGAACCGACCCTGCAGGTCAACTAATCGTTGTTGATCGATCGATGGTTTCCGAGATTAGTATTAAGGGAAAGTCCTATTATACTATTCTGGAAAACTACGTTGTTGGCATCTTGCGAGATTTCAATGAAATGTGATTTGTATGACGATGGTATCGGATGCGTAGAGTATATTGACCACATGGGTACA